TAGCTACGAGGCTTGCGTTGAACGCGTACATGAGATGGCACAAGACATTGGCGAACTGCCCGGCGACCTTCTAGCAAAATCTTACAAGTGCCTGCCGCTGCGGAAAGGGATGTTGTCATAGACCCGATTACGATAGGCGCAGCAATCAGTGGAGCAACGGCGGCTTTCAATACGATTAAGCAAATGGTGTCGGCTGGGCGTGATCTGGAAAGCTGCATAGGCGACGTGTCGCGGTGGATGAAGGCCGCGTCTGACATCGACCAAGCCGAGAAGCAGGCCAAGAACCCGCCACTGTTTAAGCGCCTGCAAGGGGCAGACACAGTACAGCAGCAAGCCTTGCAAGTTTACGCCGCCAAGAAACGGTTAGAGACGCAACGTGCGGAGCTTAAACAATATCTGCAAATGACGTATGGCCCGCAGGCTTGGGCTGATCTGATACAGCTAGAGGGGCGCATTAGGAAAGAACGGCAAGAGATGATTTACAAACAGCAAGAGGCGCGGCAGAAGATCATCGAAGCTATTGCAATTGTGGCGTTAGGCATTGTATCTTTTGGAATATTCTTTTGGGTTATATGGCTGGCGTCTAAAAATTGAGTGAAACCAGAACCGGGTTAATTGGCGAACACCTAGCCGCCGCAGCCATATTATCTATGGGGTGGGCTTATGCCCCTGCGGCACAGGATAAAATTGATGGCGTTGCTATTTCAAACACTGATAACACGATACTTAGGGTACAAGTTAAGACTTCGAGCTTTTTATTACAGAAAGGCAAGCGAACTCCGGCTTATCATTTTCAGCTTGGGTCTGGCTGTTCGGCGAAGCATCTACCGCGTAACACAAAGGATTGGGCAGATTATGACATACTGGTGTTGTGTGGCAAGGAACATAGAAGCTGCTTATTCTTCCACGTCAGTCAGATACAGCAGTACAGCAAAAGAATGCAGGGCAGTGCGTTTTCTCGCGAGGCTGAAGAGGAAAGCTGGCTCAAAGCTGTCGCTCTGGCTAGGGAAATGAGGCGGTAATGGATATCGAAAAGCTACGCGATGAGCTGATTGCTGATGAGGGTATGAGGCTCGACATCTACAAATGCACGGCTGGCTATCTTACTGTTGGCGTCGGGCATCGTATCATTGAGGGCGACACAGAACACGGCAAGCCAGAGGGCTACACGATTACTGAGCGCCGGATGAAGCAGCTATTTGATTTGGACATCGCCATTGTGCGCGAGGATTGCCACCGGCTATATGAGGATTTCAGCGACTTGCCCGAAGAGGCACAGCGCATAATCGCCAACATGATGTTTAATATGGGCTTGCCCACGATGAAGCGCTTTAAAGGCATGAAGCGTTGCGTCAATGACAGGGACTGGGCTGGGGCTGCGCTAGAGATGCTCGACAGCAAGTGGGCGCGTCAACTGCCCAATCGCTCAGAGCGTTTGGTTAAGCGCATGAGAGCGCTGGCTGATGGCTAAGGCGCTGTTAGAATATAAGATCATACCGCGCCTTATGATCTTTACGATGACGGTGGTTTATGTGCGTTGCATCGAGTGGGCGCTATCCCAGCCAGACCTATCGACACAACAGGCCAGCCTGATTAGCGTGGTCACTGGTGCAATGACAGGATCGCTGGCCGTGTTTCTAAACTCGGAGACAAAGAAATGATACAAGCATTGATAGGGCCGGTTACTGGCCTGCTGGATAAGTTCATTGAGGACAAGGATCAGAAGGCAAGGCTCGCGCATGAGGTTGCCACAATGGCACAGAACCACGCGCAAGAACTTGCCAAGGGTCAGCTAGAAATTAACAAGATGGAAGCGCAGCATCGCAGTATTTTTGTGGCGGGTTGGCGCCCATTTCTGGGCTGGGGCCTGAGCTTTGCGATGATATGGCACTTTGTTTTAGCCCCAATAACTATCTTTGGTTTTTCTTATGCTGGCGTGGAAGCGCCTGAGTTACCGGCGTTTGATATGGATAGCCTGATGACTGTGCTTTTGGGGATGCTTGGTTTAGGCGGCCTCAGAACTGTAGAAAAAGTAAAAGGCCTAACAAAATAAAGGGGCTTTCGCCCCCTTATCTATTCGATTATTTTTATTGATCGCATTTTGCCGGGCGTTCTAGTCAGGACGCCATCCTCGCACAGCCTGTCAATGTGAAACCTAATGGTCGTGTGTGACTTGCCTGTTATGTAGCATAATTCGCTCATAGACGGCGAGTAACCGTTGTGCCGCTGGTAGGCAGCTATCGCATCTACAATAGGCCGCCACGAGCTTTCCTTGCGCCTTGGGCCATTTTGTTTAGCCATCAGTCGATCTCCTTTAGCGTTAGGGTTTTCTGGCGCATGACAGTCTCAGGCTTTGCAGGCACGACCTTCTCAGGCTGCGCCCGCATCTTGCGTGTCGGCCACTTAACTTGCACCCGGCGATTACCGACAGAGGCAAAGGCTGTGTCGTGACTGCCCATCTTGTCCATTATGGCAGCGGTGGCAATGTCGATCTCACGCTCTGCCATCGCCTTGTTGGCCTTGGCCGTCATTAAATGGTCGACCCACATTGCGTCGTCGCCTTCTAGCTCGATGGGCGGTGCGTCTGCATCGACCCTGCCATATGCCGCCACCCCATCAGCCGGTGACACGACCGGGTATTTGTCCATATTTTTTCGGCGATTTTCAAAATCAATAACCGCCTCTCTGATGCGGCGCTGCACAACCTCATCAGTCTGATAGACAAACAGGCGCAGTGTTGTGCTTTGATACAGCACGGCAACGCAGCCCCATTTGTAGCCGGTACACATTAGCTGCGCCTGCAATTGCAGCGGGCCTCTGTGCGGTGCTGGTATTTCCTCTGGCCGGGCTGACGTTAGCTTGGCCTCAAGGACGCCGATGCCCTCAACGTCGATTACCCCGCCTTGAGGCACATAGATACCCTTATCCCAGTTGGCGACCACTGAGCCTTTGCCGACTGCGGTGCCATCGAGGCTGGCCGCCAGCGGCAGGTGGTCGTGCTGGTATGGCACGGTAATGTCTAGCTCGGCATTGGTCAGGCCGAGCCTATCAACGGCCTTTTGCAATATGAGCGGCTCAAAGAAATCGCCAAGTTCCATAGGCTCATTTTGAGGTATCCACTTTGGCGGGTTGCCCTTGTCAATGCTGATCATTGCCTCAAGCAATTCGTTCTGTGTTTCCCACGGTGATGCGTTCAGCAAAGCGGGTGCCTTGCTGGCTGAAAGCTGGTTATTTGGTGTAAGTTTCCCGACCATTATATTAGTCCCCTTGCTTGCATTTGTTCTTTGATGAGTGTGACAATCTGGCGATCCTCTTCATCCCAAAAATGTTTTTCCAAATATTTGATTTCCTCTTTTGTTGGCAAAACATCTTCTACATACCTGATTGCAAAAAACTCCATCGCGGAAATTTTTATGCCATTGCGCCAAGCGTCAAACTCTGACGCCAACACATGATTTCTATTGTTGTTCATTTTATTGTCCTCCAAAGCGAGCCATCAAAGCCCACACGTTGTATTCGGTGGTGATGAAGTTAGTAAAAAACGTGATGGCAAACGCCGTCACAAACAGCATTCCGATTGTGTCTTTAACCATTAGATTTCCCCTTTGTTTTGGCTTTCTTAAAAGCCATCTTAAAATGCACGACTTTTTTGCCGTACCAAACTCTGTTGTAATGACCCCGCGCAAACCCATAGATTGAAAATTTAACGCGGGTTCTTCTATATTTTTTCCAATGCAAAATATACACCCCAAAAACTTTCCAATGCCCCTCACCAAGCTCTTCCCAAGGACGAGGCCAGTCATTTGGTATATCTAGTTTTCCCTTTTTCATTAGTTTGCTCCCATTAGATTGCGCACAGTGCTGGCGTACCATTGCCCGCCCAGTGCTGTTGGAATGCCAGCTTCATTGAGCTTGGCGGCGATGGTGCGTAGTGAGGCACCAGCCTCACGCAGCACTGAGACGATAGGCATTGCCTGCTTGGCAACGACGTTAGTACGCGCAACGCGCTTGGCGGCTGACGCACGGCCAGCAGCGGCAGGGTTGGGCGAGCCGAGCTTGACGCCGCGAGCCTTGGCAGCAGCCAGTGCGGCCTTGGTGCGCTCGCTAATCTTTCGGCCTTCCCACTCGGCGAACACAGCGGCCATCTGCAAGAACGTGCGATCTGCTTCCGGCATATCGGCGCAGACGATTGGCACGTTAGCCTCAAGCAGGCCGGTGATAAAGTGAACATTACGCGCTAGGCGGTCGAGCTTGGCAATCAGCAGCGTCGCGCCAGTGCGCTTGGCCTCTGCCAGTGCGGCGGCAAGCTGTGGGCGCTGGGCTTTCTTGCCGCTCTCGACCTCAGTATACTCAGCGACGATGTTGTAACCGGCGACGGCTGCGCGTTGCGCCTCAAGGCCAAGACCCGATTGGCCTTGCCGCTGAGTTGATACACGGTAATAAGCGATGTATGTGGTCATTGGCTTAGTCCTCTAGCTTGGCTTTGGTTGGCCGTTTAAAAAATCCGAACTTTTGGTCGTCTTTGCTAGGCTCAACAGCCGCAACAAACGACACGCGCTTGCCTTTCATAGCTTGGCCGGTAAGCCACTCGCCATTTTCCTCGGCAGGCTCATGTAGCTTTGATGGGATAGAACCCCAAACCTTAAAGCCGCTGTCATCACGCACCAGCATTTTCCACTGGCTGCCAAAGGCGGTCTCGCGGATGTCAGTTGAGATGATAACGCCGGAAACCTCGACACGACCGGCAGGGCAATCTGCGGCGGCTTCCCATTCTGCGGTACGCTCGGCTTCACGCTGCTCTTCGCGTGCCATAATTTTGCGAACAGCAGCCTCTTGGCCTTCTGTCAGGCTGCCCCACTCATGCAGCGCGTCGCGCATATCAGCGATAAAATCGCTACCACCACCAGCCACAAAACGCTCGATTTCTTTGCGCGTCTCATCCTCGGCGATCCAACGCTTGTTGCGCCCAATAGACGCATTAGCTTTAATAGCGGCGTCACGCCCGCGCTCCCAAGCGTCGCGGTTTTCGATGTGGCTGAAGTCTCTAGCCATTTATATCTCCCTCGATTACTAGTGATTTAATAACTATATAATCTTTCTATAAGATATATACAATACCCTAAGTGATATTTTTTATAGGAAAAGGTAAACCATTGAAATGGCTGGGATAAAAAACCAAATGTTACGGCTCAGAAGCGACACAGTTGATAAGCTGCGGTTCGTTCTTGACATATCATCGCATCGCTCAATGTCTGCGCTGGCAGATGAACTGCTAGAGCAGGGGCTGGATCGGCGCATTGCGGCTTTAAGTGACAGCGACGTTGCCGCGCAAACGCTGCGCAGTTTGGCTCGCCGCGATGGTTAATAGCCGCAACAAGGGGATGGGCGGGGAACGCGAGATCATCGCAATCCTAACCGATGAGCTTGGCGGTGACGCTAATGGCTTAAAGTTTCAGCGCGACATCAATCAATATAGGCAGTCTGATCTTGGCGACATTATTTGCAGCGACCCAGATTTTCCCTTTGTCATTGAGGTGAAACGCAAACGCGCCGGATATGGCATTGACCCAAATTGGTGGGATCAGGTGTGCGCTGCTGCTCTGGCGACAGAGAGTGGCAAGCTGCCCTTGCTGGTGTATCGCTATGACCGCCTGCCTTGGCGCTGGCGCTTCCCTGTGGCAGCTATCGTGGGGATGGACGGCTTTGAGCCAACAGGCGACATAGCCGAGCAGTATGACTGGCGGTACGCGGTTGAGTGCGACACGATGACCGCGATGATGATTGTCAGGGAGCATCTTGCCGATGGCTAGACCAATGTATGAAACCGAGGCCGACAGGCGCAAAGAGAAGGCACTAGCCGACGCCTTTGCGGCTCACGGTTACGATTTCTACAAGCTGCCAATACAGTATCGCCTCGACTTTGTGGTGTTCAAGGACAACGAGGCCAAGGCATTTATTGAGGTGAAGCATCGTAATGTGCGCTTGCTACAGTACGACACAGCGATGATAAGCCTGTCGAAAGTTATACAAGCGCGGCTGCTGACACAGCACACCGGCTTGCCAGCGTATCTGCTGAATGTTTATAAGGATAATATCGCCCGGTTCGATTTCGCGGGCGATTACACATTGGGGAAGGGTGGCAGAAGCGACAGAGGCGACAGCCAAGACGCGGATATCTGTGCCTATTTTCCGATCCAAGCCGCACTGGTCGTGCGGTAGTTCTAAAGTTAAATGGAGAAAACGATGGCTTTAGGTTTTACAGAGACTAGCAGTTCAGGCGGTGGGGATTTCCTGCCTATTATGAAATTCTCAGCTAAGGATGGCTCATTCGTGCGCCAAGACCGGCATCAAGGGGCAGACGGCCACTGGGAAAAGAGCGAAACCGAAATGGATTTGCCCTTCAAGGTGGTGATGGATATGGACGCAATCGAGGTTGGGTTTATCGCCTTTACCACGACTGGGCCAGACTTTCGCTTTGTCAAGGTTGGCGAACCAATGCCGGTCAAGCCCTCTGATGAACACAAGGAAGGCTTCCGCATCAGGATGTACAACAAAGAGATCGGCCTGCGTGAGATGAGCAGCAGCAGCAAAATCGTGCGCAACCAGATGAATGACCTTCACG